GGGAGACGCACCATGGGCCTATCCCAGAAGGCATGGAGCTACACCATCGCAACGGTGACAAGCTCGATAACCGACTTGAGAACCTCATGCTGGTGACTCGCTTGGAGCACAAGCGGATTCACAGCGGTTGCATCCGAGTTGGCAGCCGCTGGTTGAAACGCTGTCGGCGCTGCCAATGGTATCGGCCCGTCGACACGGAGTTCTACGAATACAAGGGACGCAATGGCGTGATGGGGGCGTGCAGACGCTGTCTCTCGGACCTCGCCGTTATCGCGAAACGCAATCGGAAACTTCGTGCAAAACAACACTCATCGAATCAGTAAAACCCATCAAAGCCTATGACAATGCCAAGTGTCGTCCTCGAAAATGTAAACATACTCGGTACCACAGTTCCTCGCGAACTCGTGGAGAGCTGCACGCGTCGGCATGACAACCGTGCGATTACCGTCGGTGAATCGTTCGGGCGTTCCGTCGTTAGCGAGCGATCGAATATCGCCGCCTGCGACCAGCGTTCCTGCCGACTCGATCGATGTGTAATGTTCTTTGAGGATTCTACCGGCGTGGTCTTGATAGCCATCGAAGTGAAGGTAGATCGCTGCGTAGCGGCCATCTTCTTGCTTGCAGGCAATCGTTGCTCTTGTGGACATAGGTTGGTTTCCTTACTTCGACGGTTCGTGATGGTTGGGTTCGACGATGGCGACACAATCGTCGGGCATCGTCAACATGAGCGAGCGGCCGTTGTCCCAGTCGACATCGACCTGCGTCCAATCGCGGTGTTCGTGGACTTCAACGACGGTCCCCAGCGATCCAACGGGGATTGGATCTGGATCTTGCGGCATCGATACCAAGCGGATGCGATCGCCTTTATTCAATCGTGTCTGCATTGTCATGGGTTCCTTGTTTCATTTGGTGGTTGCGTTGAGTTTGTCGAGCAGTTCGCTGGCTTGAGCCAGGCGTGCGTTGACCTGCGCCATCGTGTGAACGTTCCGCCAGCGCAACATTGGGTCATCGGGTTGTTGCAAAGCGTCGAGCGATTGACGCAGTCGATCGAGGTAGTCGCGGGCAACGAGGTGAAGGTTCTCGTAGGGAGCTGCCGGCTCAAGGGTCGGTTTGGCCATGGTTGGTTCCTGGTTGTTGAAGAAACGAAAGACGATCCTCAACAGTCAGCCAGCGAATCGCAAAAACATCAAGCCAACATGCGAGCATGTTTTGCGAAATTTGTAGAAACATGTGGCTGCGCCGGCGAACCGCGGTTTCGCGACGTGTCGCGTTGTGTTGAATGCTGGGCTTATGTTCGCATCAACGAGAAAACGCCCACACGGTGTAAACGTGGGGCGATTGGTGGGAAGCGTTCCGTGCTTCGGGCTTGTCTACAAGTCGTGCGGTACCAAGATGGCAGCGCCGTGGCCGGAGACGGCAACCGAGTCTCCGCTGGTGGTTCGGGCGAACAGCGTGGGACCTTGGCGGATCACATCCACCACTCTGCCTACGTCGAGCTTGCGATTGTTAATCGTTCGCAGATCGTAGGTGATGCCTGGCTCTGGCGTTGCGATCTCGCCGTCGGCCAGGTCATCCACCGTTCGCAAATCGTAAAAGTGTTTCACCGGCTGGGTCTCCTAGCCTCGAACGGTGAAGCGTCCGCGCTCGGTCTTCACGAACTTGCTATCGTCGCCCTTGGCCAAGTCGCGAAGGATCGCACTGTACAAGGTCGCGTGGGGAGTCTTGCCGCCGGGACTGGTCCAGTAGCCCTTTGCTTCCATCGCGGTGATCAGCTCCTGAGCATTCATCGGCTCGCTCGATTCGCTGAGGACCTTCAAAGCCGCTGTGACGCAGCTCAATCGCTTTTCGCCCGCGTCGGCCGTCTCGGTGGATACCGCCTTTGTTTTGCGTGGTTTCTTGAGGACCGCAATTACTGTGGAAGAATCGCCTCCGATCGTTTCGACTGTGGCCAGTTCGTTTTCAACCACCGTTACGTTGCCCTCAGTGGTGACCTTCGCGCGGCCGCGCTTTGCGCCCACTTCGCCCTGAAGGCGTTGAGCACTCTTAATGAGAATCTTCTTACCGGTTGCGAGGTTGGTCGCGTCCCAGCCGCCACGAGGCTTCTCAGCATCGATTTGAATCTCGCATCGGTTGCCCGACACGTTCGCGTAGTACTTGCCACCAATCTTTACTTCTGCCTTCTTCATCTTCGTAACTCCAAATTTGTGTTCGTGGTTGGCTGCCATCGTCAGGCCGATCGAACCACCGATCGACTACGCGCGTCCGTGCTGCGTTTCGGCTTATTGACCAAAGACCAAGTCCGACAATCCTTCGCAAAGAAAGTCGACTATCACCTGGACCTCCGTATTGACCGCCGGCACATCCAAGCCGCGGTCAAAGTTGAACATCACTTTGCGGTCGGCCAGGCGTTGAACCCAAAGCTTCGAAATCTTGCTTTTGTTCAATTCGTACGATTCGTGTTCTGCGTGCTCGGCGAAGACCAATGCGTCGAAACGGTATTCGTCGTTGATCTTGCCTTGTATCCAAGATCCGCCAGCGGCTGGGGTTCGATTGCTGATCTTGGTGATCGTGAGGTCGAGGTCGTGTTGGGTCATCTGCTGGACTCCGTTTTCTGGTTGGTGAATCGTGTTCGCGTTAACACACATGAGCCATGCGGTTTGAACCGCATCAAGCCGGATTCAAAAGGAATTCGAATTCTTTTCTTCGGTGCATACCTGCGTTCGGAAATGTTGGGCGAGCTTTGCTGCAGTGGCCTGTACATCAGCCAACTCGTCGAAAAAACGTTTCATGGTCGTTGGGTCGGCAGCGTTGAGGATCGGCATCTCTTCTATCGCTGCATGCAGGTCGCTGATGGTCTCGAGCGCTCGTCGATGTGCGCTGAGGAACTGGGCCGAGGTCAGTCGTGGTCGATTGGTCATGGTTGGCATCGTGTTGGTCCTGTATTGGGTTGGAATGAAACCGCGTTTGGTATGCACACACATGAGCCATGCGGTTTGAACGGCATCAAGCCAATTCCAGCAGCTTTTTCCAGTCTTTTTCCATGTTTCTCCGAATCGCCCAAGTTCGCCCACGTTCGTTTGTGTCGCGTTCGTATTCATGTTGCATCATTGGGGGTAGGTAGAAGAAAGAACGCGACACGTTTGATGTGTCGCGTTGTGTTAGCCAGTCAACGCGGCGCATGCATTCGCCGCGGTTCTGAATTGACGCTGGGTCTACTAGTCGGCGATGCCGAGATACTCTCGCAAGCCCTCGAGCGCTCGTGCCACCTCTCGCAGGGTGAAGCTTTGGTGCTCGTAGAAACTGAAGTTCTCATCATGTGGATTTGGGAACTGGTCAATCCGTTCCTTTATAGAGGCCAGTTGGTTTTGAACCTCGGCCCAGTTGTCGTTGTACGATTCGTACTGTTGTGGTGTGTGACCGGCCATCCTGTTTCTCCTATGGGGTGTAGATGTGAAATCGCAATTGCGATAACACACATGAGCCATGCGGTTCAACCGACAGCAAGCCGAAGAAGAAAGGATTCTGAAGGTTTTCCAGAATCTTTCTTCCGGCGCATCGATGTGTCTCGATCAGCTATCGCGAAATGTTTCCCAAGCCCGCTTGCTGCCGTAGCAGATCTGCCCGCCTTCGACGATGTAGACCGTGTTGTCGTCGGCAACGTCTTGGGCGTCGTCATCTTCATCCTCATCGTCGGACGCGTCGTTCATGTCGCGGCCGCTGGTCACGCCACAGATTCGGTTCTCGAAGGGCCAGTTCTGCTGGGTCATCAGTCGCACTTCGGCGTCGCCTCCGAACTCTTCGCGGTAGTCGTTGAGGATTTCGATCAGGGTGTCGAGGTTCATGTTTGGTTCTCCGTTTGGGTGAATGAAAATTGGTTATGCGATAACACACATGAGCCATGCGGTTCGATTAACCTCAAGCCGTCCTTGCAATGTTTTCAGCAGGTTTTCTCAGCATTCCTTGGAAGGCAGATATTCTTCGATTACTTCGGGCAGCACGCTGCCGGCAAGGACATCTATGGCCTCTTCGAACATGCGGAGTTCTGCTTCCAGGGCACGGGCCGAATCTGTACTCGCGACCACGAATGCGCCGGCCAAGTTGTCGGCCATTCGTTTCAACCTTGTGACCACTTCGCGATAGTCGTCGCAGATGTCCAGCGCGGTAGCGCGAGGCATTTGTTTAAAGGCGGTTCTGATAGCAGTGTGTCTGGCGTTGGTTCGGGGCATCTGTCTGTTCTCCTATTGCTGTGTGAAAGCTGTTGGTCGCTGGGCGATGACACACATGAGCCATGCGGTTCAACCGGCAGCAAGCCGATTTCAGCAGCTTTTTCCCATGTTCTTCCATGTTTCTCGGGAGGCTCTACGGGGCCCGACGTTGGCCCGTGTTGCGATGTATTGAATGTTGAGTACTTGGTCGAAGGTGTTCACAAGAATGCGACTGTGGGCAAGTGTCGCGACCAAGCGGAAGAACGCCGCGCTTCCGTTCGCGGCGTCCGTGGCATTTCGCTGGTCTGTGGTCTAGAGGATCTTTCCGAGGCGGCTGTTCTTCATCGCGTCCAGGGCTTGGACCGCGTTGAAGTGTTCGGTGAGAAGTGGGCCGGCGCTGGGTGTTTGTTGTGCGTCGGCGATCTCAAGGGTTTCTGCCAAGGTCATCAAACCCTCGATCGCCTTGTAGTAGGCTTCGCGGATCTCTTGGGCTTGGTGGGCATCCATCGCCTTGAAGATCTGGCGAAGGGTTGCGTCGGTCGCTGCGTGTTGGTTGTTTGCGTTGGTCATGTTTGTGTCTCCGTTTTGGAAAAAGGTTTGAATCGTTTACGCGATGACACACATGAGCCATGCGGTTTCGATAACCTCAAGCCGAGCATGCGAGAATCTCGGCAGAAATCTGAATGTTTCTGCCTTTGCGAACAATTCACACACGATGCCACCGTTCGCATTGCTGCAGACCCTTGGCCACTATTAGTTACATACACGAAACAGGCCCACATTGACGAACCGTTGGCCCAATATTGCCAAGGATTCGAAGACCGAACCTCCGTGTTCGGTCTTCGCCTCTGCAGGGGGCTACTCGTCGGAGAGATCGGTATTGGGATTCGTTGCCCGTTCTTCAAGGATGATCACCGGCAACGCGCTCTCGCAGAGAAGGTTCAAGGCCTCCTCAGCGAGATTCAGTTCTTCTTGAATCGCGGTAGCTGCTTCCCCGCGTACTCCACAGCCCTCGCATTCCAGCGTTTCAATCAGTCGAGTCAGCGATCCGCAAGCGCTGTTGAACGTGGCAAGAATATCGCGTGCACTACCTGGTTGCATGTTGTCCAGGGCGGTCTTGATCGCAGCGAGCCGGTCGTAGTTCAGATTCATCTTGGTGTTCTCCGTTTAGAAAAAGGTTTCAATGGTTTACGCAATGACACACATGAGCCATGCGGTTCCATGAACATCAAGCCGAGTCTGAAAACATTTCAAAAGGATTCTGCCGGCGGCGCTTGGCCGCCGGCGAATCTGCGTTGTTCCTTAGTCTTTCCGCAAGAAGAACTCGAGCATCTTTTGTTGCTCGAGGAGTTTTGTAAGTTCCGCTCTTGCCTCGCGTGCGGCGCGGAGGTCGCCCTCGGCGAAATCGACCCAGGACATGCTGCATGGTTGGTCTGCCAGCAATGCCTCGGTGTCTTTTATCGCCCCTTGAGCGCGTCGAAGCATGCATTGGGCTGCTTCATCCATTCGGCGTTTGGCATCGGGGATCATCCATTTGAGTCGTCGCAGTTGGTCCTGGATTGCTTGCTCGGCGCTCGTTTGATTCGTGTCGTTCATCTTTGTTTCTCCGTTTGGGAAAGGGAATGGGATCGTTTACGTGATGACACACATGAGCCATGCGGTTGGGGAAAGCTCAAGCCGATTCCTAAATGTTTTCTGAATGTTTTCCGCCGCTTTCTTGCAGGCCGCGTGTCGCACAACGTTCGCGTGTATTGCGTCCGTTTGGATCTTGGGTACTTGGTCGCATGCGGTGTGAAGAACGCGACAGTGCGCAAGTGTTGCGACCAAGCGGAAGAACGCCACGATTCCGTTCGTGGCGTTCTATGTGGTAGCGGTTTAGGCCGCGCGGTCGTATTTGCGGGCGAGCTCGAGGAGTTTGGTTTTGATCATCTTCCATTCCGGTTTGGTTTCGCCGGCGATCTCTCCGTAGACCTTATCGCGAAGGGCACCCTTGTACCAACCTTTGGTCCATCCGAGTCGGTAGAACAATCGGTTGAGTTCGGTCTCGCCAAGGCCGGCACCAGGGCGATCCCAGCAGCTCTTGGTACCTTCCTTCTTTATGTAATCCCATTCGCTGCAGCGTTTGGTATTGAGGGCGAGTTCAACCAAACCCAACACCATCATCAGGTATCCGACCACCTTGGTCTTGTTGAGCGTTCCACCGAAGGCTCGGAATTCGATTCGGTTCTTGCCGCGGGTCAGGTGGGTCAGGTTCAGCAGGTGGTAGCGATCCGATTCGCATCGGCTCTTGGCGTTGTCTTTGTTGCCGTATTGCTTTATTCGCTTGGCGTACATCATCTGTTCGCGTTTGCGGGTTCCGGTCGAAGCGTAGATCGCTCGTTCGTGGTTACCGACCAAGGAAATCAATCTTGCCAAGGCGGCTGCGTCTCCGTTCCAGCTAACCGTTATGTGCAGACCGCAGCTCGAATTTACTCGGCCCCCGCGAGCGTTGATCTGGTCGATCGCATTTTCGATCTGGCGTACGCCTTCACCCCCCTTGAGTATCGGGCTTACGAACTCGCATCCTTTGCGAGAGGTGTTTTCGGGTCGGATGCTTCCATCGCGTTCTGCTTTCCATCCGGTTGGCAGCCAAGGTACTTGGTATCCGCTGTGGTAAGGTCCGATCGGTGTGTTGTCAGTGCTTGGGAGGGTTGTTTCGAATTCAATTCCGAAGGCGACTTCGTTTGCGTTCATCGTTCTGTTCCTTTGTGGTTCGAGGTGTGTTTTGCGTCGCGTTTTCTGCGTCGCGATGACACACATGAGCCATGCGTTTCGAGGAACATCCAGCCGATTCCTGCATGTTTTTCCAGTAATTGTCCATGTTTTCTGAGAGGCCACCGGTGCCCCAACATTACGCCACCGGCGCGTCCAAACATGCTCCGCATAACGAGGCGAACATGCGGCTAAAACGCGACCGTGCGCAAACGGTGGCCCCACGTTTCGAGATGCCAATCCATGGAGGAATACGATGAGTGAAGGAAACAACCAGGTCGATCCAACGAGGCTTTCGGTAGAACAAGCGGCGAAACTACTTTCAGCCGCTTTCCGAGAACGCGTCGAGCCAGAGAAGATCCGACTAGACCTACAAAACGGTGCGCCGGTGAACGTTGATGGAACGATCAACCTCGTGCACTACAGCGCATGGCAAGCAAAGGAGATGGGACGTGGCGAGTGATCCAAGGAAGCTAAAACCAAGCGAGCTATGTCGCCTACTCAACTCGACGCCACTCGGCGAGGTGATCAGCGAACGCCAACTATATCGGCATCGTCAACGCGCCGGCGCACGCATTGGTGATAACAAGACCGTTGACTTGCTTCGCTATTGTGCGTGGATGCATATTGTACGACACACACCTCGCACGACAAACGGTGTCGATCCATACGATGCGATGAAGGAGCGAGCGCGTGCACGCAACGCAGCGCTCGCTCTCGCGGGGCGTGATATTGGTGAACTACCAGAGGTCGATAACCCAGTTCGCAAAGATCGCGCGTCGCGTGACTTCCGATACTTCTGTGAAACGTATTTCCCTCTGACGTTTCATCTCGCCTGGTCGCCGGACCACATCAAGGTCATCAACAAAATCGAGCAAGCGGTTGTACATGGCGGTTTGTTCGCATTGGCGATGGCACGCGGTAGCGGTAAAAGCTCGATCGCTGAAGTCGCTTGTATCTGGGCCGTTCTTTATGGGCATCGGAACTTCGTTTGTTTGATCGGCAGCGATGAAGGGCACGCATGCGATATGCTCGATTCGATCAAAACCGAACTCGACAGCAACGAACTGCTCTTAGCCGACTTCCCGGAGGTTTGTTTTCCGATTCAAGCTCTCGATGGAATCTCGAATCGCGCAAACGGTCAACTTTACAAAGGCAAACGCACGCAGATCGGATGGACCGCCAAAGAGGTCGTTCTACCAACGATCGAAAGTAGCAATGCCAGCGGAGCGATTATCAAGGTCGCCGGCCTAACGGGCCGCATCCGAGGTATGAAATTCAAGCGTCCCGATGGCAGAACAGTACGTCCGAGTCTCGTGGTACTCGATGACCCGCAAACGGATGAAAGCGCTCGTTCGCTCTCGCAATGCGCGAATCGCGAAAGCATACTCGCCGGCGCAGTGCTTGGCTTAGCGGGTCCTGGCAAGAAGATCTCAGGCATCATGCCCTGCACGGTGATTCGTCCAGGTGATATGGCGGACAATATCCTCGATAGGAATAGGCATCCCGAATGGAATGGCGAACGCACCAAGATGGTCTATGCGTTTCCTAAGAATGAATTGTTATGGGAACGCTATGCCGAGATCCGCGCCGAAGGGATGCGTGGTGGTGATGGTGGTGAAGCTGCCACCGAGTTCTATCGTCTGAATCAAGCTGCGATGGACGATGGGGCCATAGTCGCGTGGCAGGAGCGATTCAACTACGACGAACTCTCCGCGATCCAGCACGCGATGAATCTCAAACTGCAAGACGAGGCAGCTTTCTTCGCAGAGTACCAGAACCAACCTCTGCCCGCGGAGACGGTTGTCGATGGGATGCTCAAACCCGAAGAGGTCGCCAGTAAGTTCAACCGCATGGATCGAGGACTGGTCTCCATCGGCGCAAACCATCTCACCGCATTCATCGACGTCCAGCAGAAGCTACTTTTCTATGTGGTCGCTGCGTGGGAGGATGATTTCACCGGTTATGTGATTGACTATGGTTGCTACCCCGACCAGCAACGTCCGTACTTCACGCTGCGCGAGGCTCGCCAGACGCTGAGCTCCGAAGCGACGGGAACCGGACTTGAGGGATCGATCTATGCGGGCCTCGAATCGTTGACATCGAAACTGCTCGATCGTGAGTGGCAGCGCGACGATGGTGCAGCGATGCGTATCGGTCGCTGTTTGATCGATGCCAACTGGGGGCAATCGACGGATGTGGTTTACCAATTCTGCCGGCAGTCCAAGCACGCCGCTGTGATCATTCCCAGCCACGGTCGGTTCGTCGGCGCTTCGAGCTTGCCGTTTAGCGAGTATCGTCGCCGGCCAGGTGATCGCGTAGGACTCAACTGGCGTATCCCGAACGTACATGGCAAACGAGCCATACGCCATGTGGTCTACGATACCAACTGGTGGAAGTCGTTTATCAACGCTAGGCTTCGTGTTTCGATGGGTGATCGCGGTTGCCTCTCGCTCTTTGGTACGAACGCCGAAACGCATCGTATGCTCGGCGAGCACCTAACCTCCGAGTACTTCATCAAAACTGAGGCCCGGGGCCGGAGCGTTGATGAGTGGAAGCAGCGTCCGGAACAGCCCGACAACCACTGGTTTGACTGTTTGGTTGGTTCTGCGGTCGCGGCATCCATGCAAGGAGTGATTCTTCCAGGCATCGAAGGTAAAGCTGAAGTTCGCAAGGAACGAATGAGCTTTACTGAAATGCAAAAGCGACGCCGGAGCAAATAGCTCTCAAGGTTTGAATCAAAAAAAATCTTCTCGTTCGTCCGTCAATCTACATGTGAACCGGGTATTCCTACAGATAGAAGTCCACGTCTTCAATCTTAGGTAGGCCGTTAGCATGTCAGATAACTTGCATGAGACGATTCGCGAGAGTGCGAAAGCACCCGCTAAGGCATCGGGAGATGCCGGAAGCGTCGAGCAGCACAAGCTCACCGAGCAAATCGCTGCAGACAAGTATCTGGCGTCCAAGGCGGCCGCCTCTAAGCCGAAGCGTGGCCTTCGATTTAACAAGCTCGTGCCACCAGGTGCGGACTAATCGTTCGCGCCTGATTGAGCTTGTTTCTATAGGCAGGGGTGTCGGGTTTAACAGAAGGGATTGATTCACGGATGTTTAAGTTGTTGTCAGGGATTCTGAGCAGGAACGGCGATCGCAAAGATCGGTCGCTCGTCCGTGGACGCTCGGCCCGACACCCCTGGTCGTTAGTGAGAATGCTGGGGCGCTACGACGCTGCGACCACCACGATCGACAACGTTCGCTACTGGGCAGCCGCAGACGGACTATCGGCTAGTGCGGCCAATAGCCCTGAAGTACGCCGCACGCTACGCAACCGTTCGCGGTACGAGATCGCCAACAACTCATATGCCCGAGGTATCTCGTTGACTCTTGCTAACGATTGTGTTGGTACTGGACCTCGATTGCAGATGCTGACTGCGGATGCATTCGCCAACCGCTTTGTTGAGCAAGAGTTCTTTGCTTGGGCTGATGCAGTTGGCCTGGCAGAAAAGCTACGCACGATGCGGCTCGCTCGCGTCTCAGATGGTGAATCCTTTGGTTTGCTAACTAGTAACCCAAGAATCGATTCGCCAGTTCAACTTGATCTAAAGCTGGTCGAAGCCGAACAGGTTACTTCGCCACTCTTGGCACTGGATGGTTATCGCTATCTCGATGGCATTCGCTTCGATGAGCACGGCAACCCAATCTCTTACGATGTACTCCGAGAACATCCAGGAGATGATGCGTTCTCGCTGACCGAGAATTACGACACCATTGATGCGAGTTCCATTCTTCACTACTTCCGCAGCGATCGGCCAGGGCAAATCCGTGGTATTCCCGACATAACGCCAGCCCTGCCACTGTTTGCACAACTGCGACGATTCACGCTGGCTGTATTGGCGGCTGCCGAAACAGCGGCTGATTTCGCAGGGATTCTATACACCGACGCGCCGGCTGGTGGCGAAGCCGATGCCGCTGAACCGTTCGAGCCAATCGAACTGGAGAAGCGATCGCTCCTAACGATGCCTGGCGGTTGGAAGATGGCTCAGATGCACGCTGAGCAACCAGCCACAACCTACGCCGAGTTCAAACGTGAGATTCTCAATGAAATCGCACGTTGTTTGAACATGCCGTTCAATGTCGCTGCCGGTAATTCGTCGGGTTACAACTACGCATCCGGGCGACTCGATCATCAAACCTACTTCAAGTCGATCCGTGTCGAGCAGTCCCAGATGGCTCGCACCATTCTGGATCGCATTCTGTACGCGTGGCTGCGCGAAGCGATTCTCATCGAAGGCTATCTACCTAACTCGCTTCGCACTCTCGACTCGTCGTTCGAGCATCAATGGTTTTGGGACGGACATGAGCATGTCGACCCAGCCAAAGAAGCCAACGCCCAGAAAATCCGCCTCGCCAATCATACGACAACTCTGGCCCATGAATACGCGAGGCAGGGGCGTGATTGGGAGGCGGAACTTAAACAACGCGCGAAAGAGATCTCGCTCATGCGTGAGCTCGGACTCTCGACCGATTCAACTTCACTTTCTCCAGGAGAGGTAACGGATGACGAAGACATTGCAGTCGAACAAGCAGAGTGAGGTAGACGCTGAGTCGGTACCAAGCTCGTTGCGAATCGTTTGTGACGATGCCAGTTCGATCAATTTACAAGCCGCTGAGGCTGCCGAAGAAGGCAAGCCGGCGCTGCGAAAGTTCTCGATGGTTGCGTACACCGGTGGCGCGATGCGACTTGGTGGCTGGCCTTACCCTGTCGTTGTGGACCTAGCAGGCATGCGAGTGACTCGTAAGTCGCGCCCAATCCTCAAGGACCACGATCGCGCCAGTATCGTTGGTCACACCGATGACATCATGGTCGGCGATTCGCGACTGGAAGTCGCCGGCGTGATCTCGGGTGTAGGCAACACCGCTCAAGAAGTCATCGCCACCAGTGAGAACGGTTTCCCTTGGCAAGCATCGCTCGGAGCGAACGCCGACAAGGTTGTCTTCATTCCTGAAGGAAAGACTGCGACCGCCAACAGTCGCGAGTTCAAGGGGCCAGTCTACATCGCTCGCAAGTCAACGCTCGGCGAAGTCTCTTTCGTGGCCCTTGGTGCCGACGATGACACCGAGGCTCGGATTGCAGCTGGCCAGTCTGGCGATGACGAGGAGCTCGATAGCGAACAGCCGGATGACGACACCACCGAGTCCGATGATTCGGAGCTCGACCCGGTGAACGCAAGCCTGGATATGGGCAGCAAGCCCAAGCGTCCTGTCACTAGTGGAGTCGTTTCCAAGATGCGCATCGAAGCCGCTGCTGAATCCAAACGTATCGCCGGCATTCGCAAAGTGTGTGCTGGCAAGCATCCAGAGATCGAAGCTCGCGCCCTTGAAGAAGGCTGGAGCGTTACCAAAACGGAGTTGGCAGTGCTGCGAATCGAACGACCCAAGGCTCCTGATCAACAGGCAAGCCAACCGATGTACCGCCGCGAAGTTCTCGAGGCAGCTTGCTGTCTATCGGTTGGGCTCGACGAAACCAAGCTGCTCAAGGCCTATGGAGAGCGAACGCTTAACTCTGCCGACCCACTTCGTCATATCGGCTTGCGTGAACTCGTGGCCGAGTGCGCACGACTCGAAGGATTCGATGTTCCACGCGTGTTCGGTGATGGTACGGCAACGATTCGCGCCGGCTTCTCGACGCTGTCGCTGCCCGGCATCCTTGAGAACGTCATGAACAAGACGCTCCTGTCTGCCTATGAGTCTACACCGATCGCGGCGTTTGATTTGTGCAGCATCGGTACTGTGAGCGACTTCAAGGAGATCGCTCGCTATCGATTGCTTGGTACCGGCGGGTTTGAAAAAGTCGCGCCGGATGGTGAGCTCAAGCATGGCAAGCTTTCCG